AGGATCTTCATTAACACTAATTTCTGCAGATACGATTGGTAGAATGTCACCAAAACCTTATCTGTATAGTAAAGAAGGATTAGATGTTATTGAAACTCCTGAAAAAAATAATGTATATTGTTTGGTAGCTGATACAGCAAAAGGAGTAGCAGGTGATTATTCAGCATTTACTGTTATTGATATAACAAAAGCTCCTTATAAAGTTGTCGCAAAATATAGAGACAATAAGATTAGTCCTCTATTATATCCAAATATAATATATAAAGTTGCTAGTGATTATAATTCAGCATATGTATTGATAGAAATAAATTCTAGTGAGCAAGTTCCAATGATATTACACAATGAAATGGAGTATGAAAATTTATTGATGGTCACTAGGCATGCTAGCAAGGGACAGTTTATTAATGGAGGATTTGGCTACGGTAAGTCTCAAATGGGAGTAAGCACCGATAGAAAAGTTAAGAGGATTGGTTGTCATAACCTAAAATCTCTAATAGAAGAAAACAAACTTTTAATATTTGATGCTGATATAATTTCTGAAATTTCTACATTTATAGAACAGAGAGGAAGTTACTCAGCTGATGAAGGATATCATGATGATCTAATGATGACTCTTGTTTTATTTGCGTGGTTAACAACAAATTCGTATTTTAAGGAACTAAATAATATTAATCTCAGAGAAGTTATGTATAAAAATCAAATGGAAAGAATTGAACAAGAAATGACGCCATTTGGGTTTGTTAACGATGGGGTAGATAGAGATTTGGTATCCTTCTAAAAACTTTAAATAAATAAATAGTTTTATGGTAAAGTGCTCAAGAAGCAAACCAGATAAAATATCTATGTAATCAAGGAGAACAGAATGCCTTTTCAATTAAGTCCAGGCGTCAGCGTTGTAGAAAAAGACTTTACGTCTATTGTTCCAGCAGTTGCTACGTCAGCTGGTGCTTTCGCAGGCACCTTCCAATGGGGTCCAATTAACGACCCAGTAACTATCACTTCTGAAAATGAATTGGTAGCAAGATTCGGTAAACCGAATAACACACAAACAGTATTTACTTCATTCTTTACAGCAGCCAATTACCTTTCATACTCAAACAACCTTTTGGTTGTTAGAGCAACAGCTAGTTCTTATAAAAATGCAGTTTCTGAAACATCAGGTGGAGTTACTGCTTTAACAATTGATACTCCTGGAACTGGGTATACTTCAGCACCAACACTCACTATTTCTGCACCAGATGACGCTAGTGGTGTTCAAGCTACTGCAACAGCTACGACTGACGGCGATGCTATTGATTCAGTTACCATCACAGAAGCTGGTTCTGGATATTATTCTGCTCCAACAGTAACGATTACTGGTGGAGGTGGTTCAAGTGGAGCCATCAGTGCTACTATTACAGAAACAGGGGTCTTAATTACAAATCAAACTAGCTATACAACTAACTATTCAGGTGGTGCTGGTGCTTATGGACCATGGGCTGCTAAATGGGCAGGTGCTATTGGAAACTCATTAAAAGTTTCTATGGTAGACTCTCAAGATTACACTGGTTGGACATATGAAGGCGAATTTGATTCCGCTCCAGGAACTTCAACATACGTTTCAAATGCTGGTGGTTCAAATGATGAACTTCATATTATAGTTATTGATGAAGATGGATTATTTACTGGAACTCCAGGAACTATTCTTGAAAAATATGCATTCGTTTCTAAAGCAAATGATGCTAAGAAAGCTGATGGAACAAACAACTACTATAAAGATGTAATTAATTCTAACTCAAGATACATTTGGTGGATGGATCACACTACTTCTGTTGCTACAACATCTGGTGGTTCTGGTACTGGAGTTGCTTGGGGATTAACAGCTGTTAATAACGATTTTAAAGATCTCTCTGCAGCGGTTACAGTGTCACTAGTAGGTGGTGTTGATGATTTTGCTACAAGCGATGGAAATCTTCAAACCGCATTTGCTATTTTTGCTAATGCTGAGTTGTATGATGTTTCATTAATTATGGCAGGTAAAGCAAGCTCTACTGTTGGAACATATATTATCAACAATGTTGCAGAAACAAGATTGGATGCTGTAGCATTTATTTCCCCAGAAGATAACTCAACTGGAGACGTTATTACTGATGCTACTGCTACTCCAACAACAGCACTATCAACATATAGAAACGCACTACCTTCTTCTTCATATGCTGTTGTTGATACTGGTTACAAATATCAGTATGACCGTTACAATGACAAATATCGTTATATTCCATTAAATGGCGATATCGCTGGATTGTGCGCAAGAACTGATTACTCTGCTGATCCATGGTTCTCACCTGCTGGTTATAATCGTGGGCAAGTTAAAAATGTTGTTAAATTAGCATATAACCCCAATAAAACAGCTAGAGATACTCTTTACAAAGCAGGTATTAACCCAGTAGTAACATTCCCAGGACAAGGAACTGTATTGTTTGGAGATAAAACAGCTCTATCTAAGCCATCTGCATTTGATCGAATCAATGTTCGCAGATTGTTTATCGTTCTTGAGAAAGCAATTTCTACTGCTGCAAAATACCAACTCTTTGAGTTTAACGATTCGTTTACAAGAGCACAGTTTAAGAACTTGGTTGAGCCGTTCTTGAGAGATGTACAAGGTCGTCGTGGTATTACTGACTTTGCTGTTGTGTGTGATGAAACAAACAACACAGCTGAAGTTATTGATCGAAACGAATTCGCTTGTGATATCTTCATTAAACCTAATCGTTCTATCAACTTCATCAGCTTGACATTTGTTGCTGCTAGATCAGGGGTTTCTTTTGAAGAAATTGGTGGCTAAAACGGGAATAAATAGATAAAACAAGGAGATATAAATGGCAAATATTGCTGACTTTAAAGCACAAATGACTGGTGGCGGTGCACGTGCCAATCAATTTCGTGTTGAATTAACATTCCCAGGATATGTCACTGCTGGAGTAGTTGCTGGACAACAAGCACAGTTTCTATGTAAAGCAGCTCAACTTCCTGCTTCTACTGTTGACGTAGTTCCTGTTCAATATCGTGGAAGACCAGTGAATTTTGCTGGGGAGCGTACTTTTGCACCATGGACAGTTAGTATTTACAATGACACTGATTTTAATATCCGTAATGCTATGGAAATTTGGCAAACAGGTATTCAAAATCACGGTGCTACCGAAGGTCGTGTAAATCCTGGAGATTATCAGGTCGATCTAACAGTCCATCAATTAGATCGTAATGGCGCAACTGTTAAATCATATAAATTCGTTGATGCATTCCCAACTACTGTTGGTGTTATTTCTCTCGATTATGATTCAGTTAATGCTATTGAAATTTTTGATGTTGAATTTGCATTCAACTACTTTACAAGTAACACTACTCAAGGAGCTGGCGGTATTAATGTTAACGTTTCAGTTGATACGCCAATTGGAACTTTCCCACTTCCAATCTAAGAGTATTATAGGATAACAATATAATGGAATTATTTGGTTTTAATATAACTCGTAATAAGAACACATCGGTTCCAAGCATAGTATCGCCTGGAACTGATGATGGTTCAATTGTAACTATTGGTAATTCGGCTGCTTATTATTCTCAAGTTATGGATCTTGAGGGGGTCGTTAAGAATGAAAACGACCTCATTCGTAGATACAGAGAAATTTCTCAGTATCCTGATTGCGATTCAGCAATTGAAGATATTATTAATGAGGCAATAGTTGTTGATGAAGCTGATCAATCAGTAGATATTATCTTAGATGATTTGAAATTATCCAGCAGTATTAAAAAGAAATTTCAAGAAGAATTTGATAATGTATTAAGATTATTGAAATTTGAGTCTAAGGGACATGATATTTTTAGATCATGGTATATTGATGGTCGTTTATATTATCATATTTTAATTGATGAGAAAAATGTTAAAAACGGAATCGCAGAATTAAGATACATTGATCCAAGAAAAATAAAGAAAGTAAAGGTTCTTAATAAAGAAAAGAACTCAAAGGGTGTTGAAGTAGTTAAAAACACCGAAGAATATTATATTTACAATGATAAGGGTATAACAGAAGCAACTACACAGGGAGTAAAACTTTCTAAAGATTCTGTTTTATATTGCCCATCAGGATTACATGATGCAAATACAGGCATGATGCTTGGACATTTGCATAAAGCAATTAAGTCTGTCAATCAGCTGAAGATGATTGAAGACGCTGTTGTGATTTATCGTATTAGTCGTGCTCCAGAACGTAGAATTTTTTATGTTGATGTTGGTAATTTACCGAAGCTAAAAGCTGAGCAATATGTAAATGACTTGATGAATCGTTATAGAAATAAGATTACATATGATGCAACTACTGGTGAAGTTCGTGACGATAGAAAACATCTTTCAATGATGGAAGATTTTTGGATGCCAAGACGTGAAGGTGGTAGAGGTACGGAAATTACCACACTTGCTGGAGGACAAAACCTTGGAGAAATCAATGATATTGAATATTTCCAACGTAAATTATATCAATCATTGAATGTACCAATGTCACGCATGAATCCTGATCAACCGTATGGTCTTGGTAGAGCAACAGAAATTAGTCGTGATGAAGTTAAGTTTAGTAAATTTATTGCAAGAATTCGTAAAAAGTTTTCTTTGTTATTTACTGATACTTTAAGAGTACAGTTAATATCAAAGGGAGTAATTAGAGCCGACGAATGGGAAGATATTGAAACTTTTATTCGTTATGATTTTAAGAGAGATAATTACTATACTGAACTGAAAGATACTGAGATATTAAAACAAAGACTTGACATGTTACAGCAAGTTGAGCCATATCTTGGTAAATACTATTCAATGGAATGGGTAAGAAGAAATATACTTAAACAGCCTGATGAGACTATGAAAGAGATGGACGATCAAATTAGAGCTGAGGAAGAAGAACATTTTGACAATGCTGAGAGAGATGGCACTCTTGCTGCACATAAACAAATTGCTCAGCAAAGTGCATTGTCCAATGCTGGTTATGGTGGAAACGAAGTAAGTACTGATCAAGGACAAGGAGAAGAATAATGGATGTAGAAAATTTAATTTCAGCTATTGCTGACGGTGATTATTCAACTGCAGAAGAAACTTTTGAAACTATTATGGCAGATAAAGTAACGGATGCATTAGATGCTAAGAGATTAGAAATTTCAAAAAATATGTTTGCTTCTGCAGAATCAAATCAAGTAATTGAAGATTCTGAAGATGTGGAAATACAAGAAACAGAAGAAGAAACAGAAGAATAATGCACTATAAACAGTTTTATAAAAATCTAAATGAAGATACTAAGACATTTTTGTCTTTTGGTAAAACTGTTAATTATTCCAAAAATAGA